CAACTCGGATCCCAGGAGTACCTATACCAACTGGCTCAGAAACAGTGCCAGACATATTTTGGAAAGGTCTTATAACTGATAAATACCTGTAATTCAATGCATTATACGGGGAAAATTCACCAGAACGAATGTCACAATATCCTTGATTGGAGGTTTCAATACTTGGGCATGCGGAGAATCTTCCTTTTATAATTGATCTACCAGTGGAGCCGCTCCTTAAATAACCAATAGAATAATCTGGTGTGAACACGAAATGACCCTCTTCGGCACGTCGATTGCTCAAAATAGTTCTACCCTGTGTAGGGGAAAGATTAAGTTCAGTTATTTGCACTGGCAAGGATACTTGTTCATTAAATTCAATAAATTGTCGCGGATTAGAATAGGCTCCGACACTGTGTATCACTTGATAATTGCGACTGTAATTACCCAACGGAGAAGACAAGGATTGAGAAATATTTCTAATATTCACTGGACGTTTAGCAGTCATACCTCTGTAGTATACTGCCTTTTGAGCACCTGTCATGGGGTACGGGTTGGCGCCTTCCTCATTTGCTTCGGGATAGGGATAATCAGCCCCAACCATTCCAATGGCCCCCGATACACCATCAATAGTGGTACAAGTTCCCAACAAAATTTTCCAAGCTTCTGGGCGTGTCAAATATGTGTCCGTACCGGTATTAAGCGCGATATGTCGTGATTGTAAACCTCCAACATTATGTTCTGTAAACGGACCTTGCATCGGCCTTTCCATGTTCGGCCCATATCCGTCAACATGAAGATTAACAATTTCTAAACTAGAACTTGCGCGGTCACATATCTGCTTGTTATATCCTGTGGTTACATTACTATTTAAAATGTTGAAGGGAAACGCTTTTCGCGAACTAACATTGTTATAACCCAGACCGTCTTCATAATTTGGACCATAATATACTTTCAAGTCTCTTTCCCGATGGCGATTATTTGAAAAATCATCTTGGCTATTTTTTAAATTTATTTCATTCAACGGTTCAAGTTGAGAGATAGGTGCCAACAAGACATTAAGCGGCACATATACATCATCACTCTTATTAACAGGGCCTGCTGGTTGTAGGGCTTTTCTACTAATTTCAAAAGCTTTCTCTTGACGGAAATTGGTTCCACCATGAATGACCTTAGCACCGTTAGTCTGTCCCTTTTTCCTATAAGGCCTTTCTTGTCGCATAACTTCTGCTGTAATTCGAGGCAATTGGCCATACTTCTTGAAATAAGGCATATGCGTATAGCGTTGACCGTCAAGCGTTGCTAACGTATAGGCTTCTTGAGTATTGCGGGTATATGACACAACCTTGCGTATATTTTCGCGTTGACTATCAACTGTCGTATTACTAGAAGATATTTCAGCGCTTGTTCTTTCTGCTCTGTATTTCCAATAGTCTCCTCTTATGTTTGTGGCGCGCGGTGAGGATGGAAGGGGAGATTCCCACGATGTGATAGCGGCTGCGGCTTCTTCTTCTGTATCACCAAAAACATCTATGCCCCATTGAATGACAGTTTCAAGATCTCCCCAGCCACGGAATTCTATGGTAGGATATTGACTTTTATATTTATTTCTCTCTAAGACATGGCTTTCTACAACATTGGCCACATTCTCTTCTAATTCTGTAGATGCTGGCAGCAATTGCGAAATAATAGTAGAAAGTGCATCATCGAACCATTTGTAATATTTTACATATTTATCAACTGTATTATATCCCGACACCTTTTGGAAAAATATTTGTCGCAACTTTTCCATTGTCTTATATCTTTCACGATATCGATTAACAGATTCTCCAATAACATTATTGAAGTCAATCGAGCCAGCAAAAAATACCAACATCTCTTCAGAAACAGCGTCGTACATGCTTTTTTCAATTATCTGAAAGAAGCTGGGTGGATTTTGAGGGGTACCGAAAGCAAGTTCATCATTAGAAACAATATTAATCATATCAGAAGATATCGTTTGTTCTGGGTCGATAAATCTCAACGAATTGTACAATTCTTTTGTCGCAATTTGTGATGATGTAGGGGGAAATCCGTATCCTATACCCGTGTGCTGCCAACCCGCCACGCCACCAATCCAGCCATAATTGTCCTGTAATTCAGCAGAGCCAGAACTCATGTCTGTTACATATTCTGGGAAAGTGCCTGCTCCATCCGAACCAGTGATGTTCGCGAAAGTCCAGTGGAGTGCTAAAGTATTTAAATTCAGTGTATCAACCTCGTTGAGAACAGGATCCAACGGAGATAGATTTTGATATGATGCTGATAGGCCCGCATTGCGATCATCAAATAAGTGTTGATCAAGCGCGCCGTCTTGTAAATATTTTGTCCAGTATTTTAAATCTAAAACTCTAGTATCGGCGCGATGTTGTAACGCCCCAGTAATATTGGTGCGTAATGCGCCCACATACAAGCGCTTAGGAGATTTTAGGAAAGAAGAACCTTCCAAATAATTCAATGATTGTGATATAGTAAAGCTGTTTTGAATATTATCTGATATTGCATTAACACCTCTGAAAACAACATCATAACTCGATGCTGTCAAGGATGAGCCTGGAACTCCTCCGCCAGTATCAAACGACGCGGATACTATACCTACTAAATCGCTATTCGGCTTTATACGGACAGAAAAATGCCATTCCTCATTATCATATACATTAAAAAATGTATCGCTAACCATGGCAGAAAACGGATGTGGGTAATATGAAGAAGTAAGCATGAAGCGAACGTTCTTTGAATTTTCCTCGTCGCGGATGGCGAACACTTGAAAGTTATTAGAACTAGTGGCAATCTGAGTTGTACTACCAGGATCTGCCGCGATTGGAGTCGTCATACCAAACAAAGAAGACGTCAAGAGATTGGTCCGATCCATTTTGGTCTGGCCGCGAGGCAAATTATAAGCTGGAAATACAACACTGGCCTCTGCAGTGCATCCATAAAGTTCTTCCCTACCTGCTGTATTGGTTCCACTTATGTAGCCGCGCGATAAGGGAGAAGAAGCTGTAGCATACTGGTATACCACACCACTACTGCCACTATAGCCGTATCCGTCAACTTCAAAATTGAAGTTGATTCCAGAATTCTCATATAAAACTTGTTCTAAATTGTTGCGCAATTCATATACATTTTCGTTTGAATATGTTTTAAGCTTAATAAGTCGATCATCTAAACTAAAGCATCTAAGAACATTTTTGATGGCCTTCTCGGTTCCCTTCGCCTTAAAAATTTCCGTTAAATTGTTATAGAGGTTTAAATAAATGAGGTTTTTTGCCTCGATCAAATCTGACTCAAATATTCTCTCCTCGTTGCGATTCGAAAATGTTTCCAACACAGATGCATCTACAAATAATTGCGGAGTGTAAAGTCCCAAAGATTGAGGCATATGCTGCGCGAAAGGATATGGTGTGGCGCCAGTAGGCGTATAAGTGGGAGATTTAAAGTTCTGCGTCATACCTATACGCACTCGAAGCTGATCCAGATAAGCTGCCACAATGTGAGACATCTTTCTTAAGTCAGTTTCAAGAGATGTCTGTGCATGGCCTTCATCGTTCTCCAGCACCCAAGACGGTAGCATATTAACTAATGCACTATTATTTTGAAGATCGTAATTTTCACCAGTCGTTAAGAGAGTCGTCTGTAAATCAAGAACATCTGGATGGAATGAATAAATAATCGGATCTTTATGTTCTTCTGCAGCCGCAGAAGCAGATACTATGGCGGAGCCTGTATTTCTAGAGTTGGTGCCGTAGCCAGTCCATGCGCCGTTACTAAGGCGGCCAGAGTAGTCTAACACAGTACTATCTACGCTCGCAGTAGCCGTTACACCCTCATTAAATTTGTAATACACCCCAAGGGTAGTATTGGAAATATCTGTGTTTGTACCGCCCCCTACTTGCGTATTGTAATTGAGTCCAATCTCTTTAGCATTTCTTGCGACTTTCCAATATCTAAATTCGTCAATAGAACCAGAAAGCTTAGCCCAGCCCGTTCCACCATTACGTGTACCTGGGGATAAAATGCTGGCAGTTACTTGTGCTCCAAGATATGCTAACATATTCTTAGAGTTTAATTCGGCACATGTTGAGCCAGTCACAATTGTATCGTTTAAGGCACCATTAACATATAATTTAGTTACAAAAGAACTACCAGAATTATACAAAACAAATGCGTAATGAGACCACGAAGATAATGAGTTATTAGTAAGCGAACCAGTTCCTATCTGTGTTTCCTGTAGTCCGCTAAATCCTGCGCCTGTCCACACATTTCCTGACTGCACAGTAAGTAAGAAAGGGCTACCACCAGAAGCTGCACTAGAAGTTAGAGCGATGCTAATTCTACCGTAAGCCGAACCAGATGCCGATGCACTATTCCACATGTCAAAAACAAGTTGTTTTTCTGTGGTGCCACCAACGTTCAAAGAACCAGTTTGCAACCAAAATTCTACTGTCACACCAGTATCAAAATTAGCTTTTAGGTTGGATTCGCGTGAACCAGAACCATAATCTGAAGGCAAACCAGCGCTAGTATAAATGTCTGTGTCATAAATATTAGAATTTTGTCTCTTAGAATCTGGTGAATCTGGGAATGTATCTTTTATACTTTTATAAGACGCCGTATGTGGGCCGCCGTATAATGTAATATGTTCGATTATTGATGGTTTTCGATACCCCTCTTCATCGTTGCCGGGAACAATTGCACCCCACCCATCCGCACTAATAGTGGCATAGCCAGTAGTTCGCGGATATCTATAATCAAAAAGATATTTTTCTACATCCAGAAGTTGATTATAAAACTCTGTCTGTTCAGCATCCGAGCCATCGTAGGGGTAATAATCATAAACGCGCGTCATCGCGCCTTTATAATACAAGTATGCTGATCCATACTTGACGAACATAGAAGGGACAGCATAATTAAGACCAGGGACATAGGTACGCTGTTTTTCAATTACAGCGCGCACATTGCGACCTGACTCTACATCAGCGAAAGCTTCTTTTTCAGTAGTGTCGGATAAATAATTTCTTTTCTTGTCGCTTGATTCAAAAAGCTTTTTAATACTCATAATCTTCTACTCGGAACTTAAACGTTTCTGATTGCTCAGACCATGATGACAGCGAAGGATCATAAAAAGCAAATTTAAATGCATATTCATATCCAGGCTGTATGTTATTCATGTCAAAATCAAAATAATTGCCAGACACCCCGTAAGAGAGTTGTGTGCAACGATCAGAGCCGGTGCCGTATGGAATCACCTCAAGGCCATCAAGTACCCGATAAACTCGATATGAAGCGCTCTCAATAGTTGTAGCAGGGGCAGTATTGTTGGCAACTGTGTAAATGGTCGGCTGCCAGTCTTTATTTCTCACATATAAATTAAAGCGAGCAACTTCGTCACTTCGATAATCTTGTCTCATGTTTGTTATGTTAATATAATATACTGGTTTGGAAATGGTCATTGATGCTTGCATTTCTGCTGGCACAATCGAGCCAGTCACATATTCAACGCCACCTGAGTGCCAAACATCGAAAAGTGGGTTTAAGGGAGTACTGGCCGCTGTGATAGCCACAGAGCAAGAATAAATTCCAGTAGACACCCAACCTCCTGTAAGATTTGTGCCACCGTCATACAATACCAGTTTGCTTCCTGTGGGCACTGAAGAGCCTGAATAAAGACTAACTAAAATCGATCCAGTACCAACGGCAGGGATATTAGTCAAGGCGCCGCGAACATAATTGTAAATGTAAAGTGTGTTAAGATTGTCTGCGGCGGGCGCCAGAGAACTGCTATAGTAAAAGTCTCCTCTATCATCCTTGACAGTGGAATCCCAACGAGCTTCAATTATCGGGCGCTTATACCAATATTGTGTTCCCTTGGCGAACAATCTTTTTGTGTAATATGATTTAACGGCGCCCGACAGGTTGTTAATAACACTGCCATTGTTCTCACCAGTCGAACTCGAAAAATAGGCCTCGTAAGAATTAGATAAGTGTATACCAACACCATAGTTAGCTTGGGTACCGCTAACCCATTTTTCAACCAGTGGGGTAATATCTACTTCAATATCCTCTAAACCAGTAGAGAAACTTTGGGAGAATATGTGACCCGAACTAGTGATGTAATCACCCCCAACGGTTACCCATGGAGTACCTTCTCTTCCAGTCTGCTGGGCAGATAAAGCAATCCCACTCAAAGTGCCTATGGTGGTAGTCTCATCTACCGCACCTGCCGTACTAGAAGTCACATATACAATAGTGTTAACTCCACTGTCTATATTTGTTGAAAAGCCACTCAAACCATTAACTACTGAATTAAACTGCGCAGCGATACTCGCTGCAGCGGGCGTGGTCGAACTTATATCGATTTCTGTTTCTGTACCAGTTTGTGATGGTGCTGAATCTCCAGAACCATCATTAAACCATAAATTATATCTGTCGTAACCATCGTAGATGCTAATATAGTTTTCCCCAGAACCTGCTCCATAATCCGCAAGAGTATCAGAACTAAAAGTGACTTTTGTTATCTGTGCTATTTTAGTATTATTTCTGACAATCCAGTTACAACCAGGGTTGCCTTGTGTCAAATCTTTATATGTTTCCAGATCAAGACCCACGCCCTCTTGCCACGACTGGGAAACTGCTGCGATAACCAACTTATAATCGCGCGGTACAGTTTTAGTGTGAACAGCATTGAAAACACGCAAATAGAAACTAACACTACCGCTATCTGGAATTGTTCCTGCCGTTCTATCAGCAGCTATATCAGCAGCAGGAAATTTTACAAGCGCGCGAGATAATTCTTGAGAGCCGCCAGTCCCAGTGACTGGTGCTGTCTCGCGACCATAAACTGAAAATACTTCTATGACATCCGCAGCGCCCATATTAGAGCCAGTTCCGCGAATCCGAAGATTCGGCTGATACGCGTTAACAATTGTGGTAGTGGCATCAGCGATATATTTTTTAATGGCCATTATCTAACTTTTCCTACAATATCTGTCTGGGGGTATTTAAGCTCGAAGAGTGAATTTTTAGGAGAAATCACATACGTTCCTTCTGGCGACATGTTCTGGTTAATATTAAATTCTGTACTTGAGTAATTGCCACCCGACTTGTTCGTTATTACCACTTTAGTAACATCTAAAACCCCTTTAACTTTGTTGAGTTCACTATAAATATCAGTCACATACAGGTGTTCTCCAATAAAATACGGATTCATAAATTTGCGAGTCAGTTGTGCGATACACGCATCAAGGACATCATAGCGATCCGCACCAAGTTGAGGGGTTACTATAAACTCGATTCCAAAGTTAATTATATAAGCATCCAAGATATCAATCGTATCGCTTAACATTCTATACTGATTCAGCCAAGTTTTTAAGTTGTTTTTTATAACTGCATTACTTTGTGTCAATTTACCAAATTGATCTTCTGAAATAACGTACATATTAAGGTTTCTTTTCATCGAATCTGGATCTCGCTGCACAGAACAGCGTTTAACCGATCCAAACTTTCCAGGCATGCGATAAGCGATATTTTCATAATCAGCCTGTGTTACTGCACGGTTCTGTGTTGGGAAAGTGTCATAGATGCGCCTTTTTATATCCATCGTCGTTGGTGATGATACACTACCCACAATAGGAGTTTCATTATTAACTTCAATCGAAGAACGAATTTCACCGACAGTGGTTGGGTTTAAAGATTGGCGATCCTTGAATTCCAAATTAACTCTCGAAACATTATTTAATTTCTGCGCTGCAACATTCGAGTTAGCCGTATTTGTAACTCGATAAGTAACAGTTAGAGTTGTATTTACTGGCACAATTCCATTAATTGTATCTTTAGATAAGCGTGTGGGATCAAATGTTGTGTCGGTTACGTAATCCTTGCCATGTAAATTAATAGCAACTGACTGCGGATCTACTATGACGTTTGATGTACCACTATCTCCACTTCCAAATTGAAGTGCAACACCATTTCTATCTCTCTCTACAACAAATTTTCTCGACACCAAATATGGTTTAAGCACCGAAGGTACGTTATCATTTTTAAAATTGTTGTTAGGAATTTCTTTAAAGACCATATCCTGTGCGAGATAATCCACCTCAAAATATTCGTTCCCCTCTGTATCAACAACAGATATAATTTCTACAATATTGGGCGAATTAAGAGAAAATCTTGGAAATCTTGTATAAGAGCCAACGCTAATTTGTTGAGTTCCGTACCTGCCCGATACAACCGTTCCATATGCTTTTATGGCGTAATGTGTTGGCGCCTGAGTCGCAGCATCAACACGAGCAACTACAGTCAAATTTTTTGGTGATGCCAGGTCAACATTTTCTGTTAAAATGAATGACAAGCCGCCAGACGATGTGAATGATGTTCCGCGCTTGATTATTGGCAGATATGAACTGTCTGGACCCAAACCAGTTGCTGAAGCAGGGATTACTGCAAACAATGCAACGGTTCCGTAAGTTGAAGGAGGGCCAGGATCTTTATATCCCATAATTCGACCATGGCGCACAATGTTGCTATATTGATATGCTGTATCTAAAAACGTTTCATTGATATTATAATCTAAATAGAAGTTTAACTGGTCGGCAACATAGGCCACCGCATCTACCATCATGGCCCCGAAAGAACCTTCACTAAAATCTTGAAAAGTATCCGGATAAAATCTTTCCGCTATTCCAATAAGATCTTGTCGAATTTCTTGAAATTCTCGATGTGTATAATCTATAGGAACTATTTTTTTTTGCTCATCTGACATAAAAAGCCCTCATTTTTTAAATAGTAAATTGAAGTAAATCGAACGCTCCGATTTGTGGGATGGAATATTTAATGGAAACGTTCAAAGTATTTGAATCAAGATCAGGTGCATTAAATTGAACTTCGACAATGTTTATAAAAGGCATGTAAATTTTAGTTTGTTGTCTAATCCTTCTATCTATGTCTGCATATGTCGTGTCACTAAAGTTTTCGAATAAAAAGCGCGACATCCCCACGCCATAGTCAGGTTCCATTATTCTTTCACCAGGGTTGGTGAGAATTAACATTTTAAAATTTTGCCGTATAACTGAAGCATAATCTTTTAATAGCATGTATCCGTCTATGTCGCTATAAGTTATCGGCAAACGGGGTCCAAATCCACTCATCTTTTTTCCTCGCTTCTATAAATACCCTCAATCTTCATTTTCACACAATTCACCATCAGCATTATATGGATTAGTGACAAGCCTTCTCTTCCTCCACCATGGTAATAAACGGCGCCCTGGGGCTGGTCGTAATGCGTCCCTCATACGCTTGAAAAAGATTGAACCTGGGCCTGCACGACCGGCGGCCTTAGCAATATCGCCAGGATCAAATTCGCGCGAATTATAATATGTTCTAAATAGTTTTTTAATCCGATAAGTAGAATTAATCAAAGTCTCTTGTTCCCAATCATCATATTCTATAAAGCCTGGAGTCCATGCTTGCTGGCGATCATTAACGTTCGCCCACGATCCCTCCATAGAGCCAATATAACTGCTTTCTGGATTTTCTTCGCCATAGTCTCCGGCGGCAGTCTGCAATCCTAATTGCTTTTCTTGTACACTTTCTACATTATAATCTGAATCAAACGTAACTATAGCAGAAAGTCCCGGCTTGCCAGGGTTATTTTCTTCATAATCCAAAGGACTCCAGGCGGAACGCCAAGTTGCATTTTCCGCCACAGAAAGCTGATTAATGGAAGACAAGAAAGCTTGAGAATTATAAATTGCTGCAGTAGCAGTCAATTTATTAACTGGTATTATATAACGCGTTACTAACCTATATTGGTCATCCTTCACGAGAAGTTGTAGCAGGCAGAGCAACAGTTTGCTGTTTGGCGCTAATGTTTTAAACGCGCTAATGGTTGTATCCAGTGCATCTATTTCTACTGCGGTCAATTCATATTTTTGAGAATCCACAACAGCCCCAAATCTCATTCCATAACGTACACCTAGTTTTCCAGTAAGACCAACAGCTTGGCCATTTTCATCCGTCACTATCTCCAAAGTACCTGGATATACATCCGATATTAATTGTGTGGGATCTGTGACGTCTTTTACTTCTGCCACACCATTGTCAACAGAATATCGTTCACCATCAACAACAATATATTTTTCTACGAAGAAAGATGAATCCGTACTGGCAGTATCATAATCGGGGACATCTCCAATTGCAACTTCCGTCATATTGACCATTGGAGCTAACAAATCCTGTAGAGCTTCTTCGTTATATTCTTCGCCACTGCGCCAAACAGGGGTGCCATACTCATCTGTAATTATATTGTAATAACCAATATATTCTTCACCTCTCGAAAGTCCCGATTCATCTATATCTTTACTAACTACAAATTCGCTTCCACTGGTATAATATCCATTTCCTTCTTCTGTTTGAATGTCTATATAGCTGGCTTGAAATGAACCGTTTGGTTTTACTGCGGCATTAAGCGTCAACTCTGATGCGCCGCACATATTATCTAAAATATAATAATCCAACTCTTGATAAAGTGGTTTCATATTAACAGTCTTGAGATTAGACATAAATTTCTTGGCTAAGAAGTTTAATTCTTCTATAACGAATTCTTTTAAGATCAGTTTAGCATCTTCCTCGGTCTGCCGCACTTGTGATAGATTTTTTTCTTCCCTATAGCTTTTGAGGCTCTGAAACCTGTTTGCAAGATTTAAATCTCGGGCTTCTTTGAGATCATCTTTGAAAGGATAATCATATTCTTCTTGCATATCATTAAGGCGGAAAAGAGCAGCCAAAACCAATGGGGGAGGATCTACCTTTCCTTCATCAACCAAAACAGAATACATCTGGACCGATTGTTCTAAAAACGCATACCAAAATTCATGGTCCGAGAAAACATCAAACATAACCCATGACGGTCCTCGCGCATCTTTAAAAGACTCTTCCATTTTTTCAACTATAAAAGAAGCATATACAGAACTGTAACTATCTGGAAATTTAGGACCAAATGTAGTAAAAACAGGGAGAGACTTAATAAAGAAATTGCTTCCATAAATTCTAATGGCGGCCTTAATCAAACCAACCAGACCAGCCTTGGCAGGGCGTGGTAAAATGCGGGCATAAGGCTTTTCTATTACACAATCAGGAGATGATTTTAATCTCTCATCTTCTGGCATGTATGGATATATATCATCAATCAACTGTTGAATTTCCCCAAAATCAACTAAGTCCGAAGTCTGTGGTTTACAGGGACTTAAATCTGGAAATAAAACATCTACCATCCCAAGCCACCCCTCATTCTTGAGAGGCTTAATATAGATTGCAGGGTTTGAATAACGACCGCCATATATATTCGGATCTAGGTATAATACGCGAGTATCTTCGGGTGTCCCCGCCTCTTCATTCAAATATTGGTCATAACTGATACCTAGTTTCATATCTCTGTTACGCAGCGGGCGTGAGCCTCCATCATCCATTTCTATTCTGACATCACCATATGGCACCCACGTTCCATCTTCGTTAAATCCATATTCTATATCCTTATCATCAAGATCGTCATATTTCGCGCCATAAGCCCAACTAGCAGTGTTGGCAGAAACTTCCGAAAACACCATTTGGAGGGCATTCTGTATAGTATCTTGGCGCCATGATTTCGCTGCATCCAACGACATGTCGGTATCATCCATAACTTCCGCCATTTCTGTCAATAGAATTGTTGGCGGACTATATTCAGTCAATGTTTGAAAGCTGTTAATAAATTCAGGATAGGCTTCGAATTTATCAATCAGAGTAGCCTTCTCGGGGAACGGGCTGTTTTTTGGCAGCGGTTCTGACGGGCCAATGGCGTGTATTACGCCCGCCAAAGTGTTATCAACTCCAAGGAATTCGTATCTATCGTCATAAATCACCGATGGGCTACCTTCGGCTTCCCATTGTTCTTCATATTCTTTCCATTCTTTTCGCGGCATCAACTTCTTTAATTTTTTATCAATACCACCAGCCATGTTAAATTTTTCTACAATTTGAATTCTCAAATTATCATCGGCTCTATTGACAATTTCACCAGTTTCATCGTTTCTATGGATGTCGGCAAAATATACGTACAGATCAAATCCATATATCCACGTTGCGCGACCTTTAGATTCATCTATATAAGGACCCTCACCAGAAGCAGCATCTTTATATTCTATAGAAATATCAGGATTTTGTTTTCTTCCAAGTTGTGTAACTTGAATTCCGTCTGCTTTTCCATCACTATCTTCCGTGACGTCAATCCGCACATTATAGCCGTAATCTGGAAGTTTTACTAAATCAACATGCCTGCCAGGGAGATCATCTTCATGAAGTTTTTCCCCAGTAACATCAAAATCTGGCCACTGTTCGCCATAGTCAAATTCTCTTGTGGATGCATCAGTGCCTGTAGGTTTATTACCAAGCTCTACATCAACATCTCCGTCGCCAATCTCCTCTAATTTTCTTCGCAAATAGTCAGCTACACGCGATGGATAGGCACCGCGCTGAGCTTGATAATCGGAGATATTATTATTAGTTACCGAAAGTGCTTCCCAGATAGAAAAGCTGCCCGCAGACGCGTCTAAGTCATCCAGTGCGCCATCGGGAATATAAAAATCTACATAACGTGCTCGGTTATTAACTTTACGCATATGCGTGGTCAGCGGCCTCCCCATCGTATCAGATAAAATCATATTGACTAGTCCGTAATCGCTATTGCTTGGGCCGTTGCCGATCATATCGGTACTATAATCTACTTTTAATTGTTCTAATTGATTACCAAGCGCAGCCGTTGTAGTGGAGGCCGCAACTTCAGGCTCAAAGGGCGCGATACCATTATCACAGCCAGGATCGGATACTATAGGAGGAATATTATTGGCAATCCAGTCTCCCCTACTGGTCGCTTTCATAAGATCGCTGATATCTTGTTTAGCTGACTCTCGTATGTCATCGAACATTTCACAACATTGTTCTGGTGTGGCGCGGCCTGACAAAATTTCACAACGAAGATTACTGAAAGCTTCAATTTGCTCAGTTGTGGCACACAATGAAGGGTTTGCTGGCATTACATCATTGTCAGGCAACTGCTGAACGAAATCCAACATAGCGGCCCTAAATGGGGCTGGGAATAGATTACCCATTCCCTTGAACATGGCTGCGGCATTTTCTTTGTTCGGAATAGCATCTAAATATTCAGGATGTTGTGTTTCAACAATGCTCATGACAATTCTAAGTGTATCTTCTGTCGGCTCTCCCAACATCAACTGGTTTAACTCTAATCTAGTCAAAGCTCCACTGACGTCACCAGCAAACATAAGAGCTTTTTCTGTATCTGCAAAAGCTGCGCCGCCAAGTCCCAAAAGTGCTACCATGTCTATTACTGTACCTTCAATCACAGCGTCATCAGCATCTTCTCCACAAATGGCTTCTTTAATTAAGTTCTGTAAATTATCTCTGCCAGTTAAAAGATCTGGAAGTGATGCTGCGACATCTCCGACGACTCCGAGTGCGTTACACAGTGCATTACCAATAAGTTCACATATTTTCACTATTAGCTTGACAATAATAGTAACAATAAGCTGCTGTAGTGCATACATCACAGCATCTTTAATAGCGGACGTAATATCTGCCCACTTAGGGAACCAACCGAAAGGATTAACCAGCTTAGGAAAAGCAATATCGTTCATATCGCGACAAAACGGCAATTCAAGATCTTTGATAAAATCAAATACTGACGGATTCATCATGGCTGGGCGTGGGCAGTCCAACAATGTAATAACATTCGCAATTAGCTGGGCGCCTGGAAATTTATTTAACTCATCCACCAAATCTAAAAGGTTTTCTTGGTATACTTCCAAGAGTGCTTTAATATATGCTTCCATAACCACATTAGAACTAAGCTTATTGCGGTTTTCTTCTGAGCCAATGTCCAACTGTTGTACAAGCGTACGCTCATTGAAATTATCTTGTTGCTGTTCCTCATGGGTCATGTGGCCTTTATCACCAGCAGCCTTTTCGGCGGCGGCGATGGAATCATCTTCCCACGGCTTCGTCCATTCCCAAAATTTATCATTAGCGGGCGACGTTTCCCCCATATTAGCTAATGAATCTGAATATTGGTCAGCACTATCGCCTTCAGAAAATATATTTCCTTCTTCTAAATTCTTTTTGACAAGAGCATCAAGTTCTGCTTGTTTGTCAGGAGGAAGCCCAATAAACAAATCACCAAAATTATTGATGTTCATTCCGCGCAAGGCTGAATCTACAATTGTAGCTAAATATTCTTCAAAACTTAAGCCTCCAGCTAAACACCCTACGACCTCCATCAGAAGATCTGTAAGACCACACCACTTTAATCCATCTAGACTATTAGCCCATAGTTCATCCAACATTTGACCTGCGGGAGAGCCAACACCCATGCTCATTATTCGCATGCACAAATTCATAAAAACTTGGTCTTCATCTTCTAGTGTTTGATAAGCCTGCATAAGAGCCATGCTATATAAATCCGTGGTGGCTCCCGTAACAGGATCATAAATGAGTCCCAATTTTATTTTCTCTTCTTCAGCTTCACCTAGCGACTTCTTGCACAAATTTTCATGAAATTTATATGCTATAGCATCACCCAAACTAAACACTTCATTTAAAATGTCTTGACCTAACTGTTTAGTTTCATTTTGAAGTGCTTCCATAACACAACTACTGACAGTATCCTCAAAAACTAAATTAGCAGTACCATATATTTTAGGATACGTGTGTTTTTCAACAAATTCCAGCCATGATATCGGAACGCGGGCCATAATATCACTATCCATCTTGGGCAAATTGGCTAGGTATGCCATGGCTGTTTTATCACGCCATGCTGATTCACTATTAAGGGCCTCTAGTCTTCCATTATATCTATAAATAATTGGTTTTTCGCCGCATTCCTCTGTGAAAAAACTTAGCTTTTTCAATACATATTCGTCAGACCTACCATCGTAAGTTGTGCCAGTTCCATCACCAAATGTAAAAGTCAATTCAGTAACCTTGTCATATCCAGCAAATGGGTTGAGGTCTGCGCCAAATACCCCATATGGAACAGCAAATCCATATTTATTCAAAAAACTATCCAACTGCGGCAGCACATTTGACATAATGCCGCCTCCAAAGCCCCAATCGCCATATGGCTCCAGATAAAATGTTACATCATCCTGCACTCTGAGCAAATTACCGCCATCATTAGCCATATAAATATAGGAATATGATGTGTATAGCTTGAGAGTTTTCCGTACGCGCATCATCATTGGACCGATGGCTTTGGCACTAATAGTAACTTCGAGACCCTCTAATGTGTCTTCCTCTTCTTCATCATCTTCTCTATCATCTAAGCCGTCTATCACCTCTTTGGGTACAGAATACAAAAGCTGTAAAACTGACAAAGGACGAGGAGGAAGCCAAAATTTATGATATTCGACTGCCTCTTTGACAATATCTAAACTATCTTGTGAGTCATCTTTGTTATAAACCTTTAACATCCCCTTTATAGCCATTTCAAAATATTCATCAAAAATTTCTGTAAGGGCTTCCATAGCCTCTTCTTGAGTAGCCTTCTCGGGGTCTGGGAGACCCGTGGTTGTATGATTTTTAGCTTTGATGGCCACTTGGTAGTGGCATATTTTCTCATTTAAAAACGGTTCAAAACGTGTGCGATCATGCCAATTTGGTACAATAGCATTAGGGTTGGGTATACACTCGGGACAATATTTCGGTTCTTCAACGGTTATAATATCACAAATGTCAATTAAACCATCGCCATTGGTGTCCTGAAAGGGTAAGAATTTAGATTCTGCCATAATTTACCTACTTCATTATATAATTAAGTTGTCTTCACATTTCTACTAACAATATATTCTCCACCCCATGGAGACAACGTATTGAAATGCCAAAGCATCAAATTTAATCTAGTGGAATAAAGAGTGCTCATCACATAAGTAATATCACCCATAACTTTTGGGGCGGCGCCAGCAGCATGATGAGTGAGCGGTGTGACACCCAGTACACCATCCCAGTTAGTCTGTAACAGGGCGAAATTATAAACAGCCCCTAATAGATCTTGTATAATGTCATGTAATTGCCGCAAAGAATCACGGGTAGCATCCCCCAAGCCCACACCCTGTGTTGCGTCATAATTATTGCCAGCGATGAGTTCAATTTTGGGTACGTGCGGTTGTATTTTACCACAAGTAGAATTTAACTCGCCACTAAGGCCAAATTTAGCACCTTGGGCGGGACCTGTAACAATTTTTACCCCTTCGCGGCCTATTAAAGCCACTTTGTCAGCTTTTGCTGCAACTCCAGAACGATTAACCAATTTTCCTGCATCAGCCGTTCCTTCTTTGGCTAGCCCAAAATACCGATCCAAATCTGTCATCCGACTAACAAAAACACGGGCAGCATCGGCGGCAAAGTTACTCTCTACTATATCACCTTCTTGTGGCCCTTTACCTTGATTTATGCAGGCTCCGCGACCGACTACAATGTCCACCGTGGGAGTGTGAGCACCTTGAGCACCAGCACCCTGGGTGGAATTGGATGGACCCAAATTGCCCGCTACAATATAAGCTCCGTTGTTTTCTATCTGATATGCACCTGGAGGTGTGTTGTAGCCCCACGTAGGAATAGGTGCCGGCGTACCGAGCAGTCCACTGTTTTGCGGCAAAATATTTAAGTGAGGTCGGACATCCTTGCCCATTTGTACAGTGATATAATCTGGGTTTATACCCAATTCACCAAAGGGAATTTTTTTCGCCATTTTGTTTCCTCGCGATAATAATTAGTGTAATATTGTGAATTAAGAAGCTGGGGTATTTAACCATACGAACTATCGGTGCCTGCTGCAGACAATGAGGCGCCGCACTTTGTAGAAACGGCGGCGCGGGCTGCATCTAGCGCTGCAGCCACTTGTTCGTTTGTATGTGCAGATTTATTTCCGTGGCCATAGTAAGATTGTGGTGGTTCTTTTGTTGGATCTGGGACTGATGCCCATTCTTGAGCAAAAGCTAAATGAGCTTCGTGCTGGTTATCATGTAGCCCTAAAATATAATTACCCATAATTGGCCTTTTCCCAAAAATTAATGCTGCTCCTAAAATATCTTGGTTTTCTTCATTAAACACAAGGTCATTAGTTAATCCCGAATTCGCAATTGCACTAGGCATGGTCGCAGGGATAATTTGATATCTACCGGCAGCAAATAATCGTTTTGGATCTCCACTCGGTTTTGCTTGGTATGCTTGTACTTGTGAAATGGTCATCTCTGTAAGGTTTGAGCCTATAATAGTTGACGCGTCATGAGTGCTTCCCACAATTTGGTTATTAGACGTGCCCTGGTTCATAGAATTGTATCCGCCTTCCCCGCTGGCAATAAAATCCAAAAGTGGCCGAATATCTTCAATGCATGGCAACCAATCGCTTGGGGATATATTAATATTCACTACGGCTGCATCTGCCCCTGCCCCGACTCGTGACACTTCTTGCAAAGCAAAAGGCTCTCCTGACAGGAATAGATCGTTTATTCCTTTAACTTCAGGGCAATCAAGTGTCTTTTGTTGTTCATAATATGCTGATGTTTTATAACTTAAACGATCTAATTCCGCGTACTGTAGATTATAAGTGCCGCCATCTTCTCCAGAACTGCAACCTAAACGACCGTAAACAATACTCCCCACTGTGAACGGGGGAGGCTGTTTATTGGATATAAGAAATTTAGTATGCATGGATATTAGTCTAGTGATATAAGCTGGCTCTTCAGTTGTTGCTAAATCACACGGATCTGGCAAAAACTGTTCATGTGGAGATGGAGCACCCTCGCCCATGATTCGCCCCATAAAAACATATTGTTCACCAGATACAGAAGAATTGCCAGGCATTCCCATGGCGCGGGCGCCAGCCTGCGATAAACTGACTGGATTTGACAACACCTTTATGGCGAATTCCTCTTTATTTGAATAAATATCAAATGTATTCTCTTGTAAAAATAACCACTCTAACAAGATTTTTTCGTCACTTAAAGAATCAATTTGTAACACACTAATATCCCCTAGACGTTCCCGGCGCCAGATTCATTATCTTGTGGGTCCGTTTCACTATCGGACTCAGAAGACAATACTGTGCCCGCTGCTGCAGAAATTGCCGCCTCATCCCCCATCATAGGCACCCCATCAACTGGTGGGTCGATATATTGTAATTCATCTGGGAAATTACGCGGCCAATTTGACCAAGTTGTGCCGTATTTGGTCCAATAGTAATCTTTACATTTTTGTTTTAATTTTGTTAATACTTTAGCAGACATAGTATGAGAAAAATGCACTCGATCTTTCATTCCTTGCCACTTAAGATTGTGTCGGGCTGCTACAGTTACAATGGGCGCCCACGCGGAAGAAGAGGATTTAGAATTTACATTGCCGCCGGTTGGTGTTCCAGCATTCATGTCTATAGCAAATCCATACTGATGATCGGAGTTACATGGACTAGCAGGTGTGATACCAGATAAGATGCCCACCTTCAACATCCATTGATGTTTGACACTCCTGCGTGTGGAAGTAATTTTTGGTGTGTATCCCATGGATTTTAATTCTTCAAAGAAAGCTTCAAAATCAGGACGCACGGCTGCATCTATTACACTAAATGATTTTTCAAACCGCCAATATTCTACACCAGACGCAGATGCTACTTTTCCTTCACCACCAGAACCTCCCAAAACGACTGGTCCATCATAATCTAAAAGGGCGCCGCCTACTATAGCTATATTTGCACCGCCCTCAAATAACGAAGCTATTGGAGCACAACCAGTCTCCAAATTGGCATTCTCGGGAGTTGGCCTATCTCTAAGTTTTGAGAATTTAGCAGTTTGAATATCATATGGTGCGTTAGCAAAGCCTGCAGGTTCTAAAACAACATCTACTATATCATTAACGATAGGCATTGGGCCATCGTGTTGAGAAGGTATGACCATTCGTGTATGTAATGATACAAGTCTTGTTACGTAGGCTGGATTTTCTGCAGAACTCAACTCGCACGGATCTGGTAAAAATTTCTTATGTGGCATGTGTGGTGATGTAAATCTTATCATACAAACATGTTCAGCGTTCTCTATAGAGGCACCCTCTACAGCAAGGGCTTTCGGAGGGGTCAACACTTGAGCTTTGAAAACACTCTTCCTGCCAAAAAGATTAAAGCGAGATTGACGGCGAAACAGCCAGTCATTCATTGCTTCAACGGTTGTGAGCGATTCCGAAGGAATTGGACCGTTTTCGTCAGCGGCCATCTTCTATATTTCCCTGAATCATATCTAACAAGCTGTCTTTATCTTCATCGGTCAACTCTACATTCTCAACTCCTGCTTTTTGTCGCAGGCCGATAAGTTTAACTAATTGCTCATTAGATCGCTGCATTGTTTCAATATGTTTAGCAGCCACAGGACTCAGGTATTTATTATTATCTGCATCGGTTGCAATTTGCGTTGCTATTTCATTCAAAAATTCCCGCGCAACTTTACGATCACTGCGAATATTTCCCAAAGCTTCTTCTATTAATTTATCCAAATCCTGAGTCATAATAATCCGTTTTCCCAATCGTCCTTAAAGCTATAATATCTTTTACGAAATTTCTTAAGAGAATTAACAATTTGTTTAGTATTCAAATCTGTGATTTCTCTCAGATATAAATAAATAGCTTTTTTATTAAAAATCTCAATATCTTCTTTTGATTCGAAAAGTATGATTATCGCCTTGTAGACCTTCAAATCATTCTCTTTCATTAAGGAGATATCCCATGATTTTAATTCAGTATAAAACGAAGACCAGAATTCTTCTTCTTCACGGACGGAAATATATGATTCTTCAGTGGCTAAAAATTCCTCTTCATGACGCTTAGAAATATTTTCCAGATCTACTTCGCGACGATTCCTTTTCTGTTGCTGTTTTACTTTATGAATAAACCAATTCTTAGTAATCACAGAAAAATATGAAAATGCTTTAGAACCCTTGCTTTGATCATATTTATCTAATATGGTAACAAGCCAAATTTTGCATTCATCACGCAGTGAGTCACAATTCGGTAACGTAGTAAATTTATAAGTAAAAACTATTTTATCTACCATTTCACTGAACGCTGGCTGTATATAATTAACGTATAAATCTGTTCTAGTTTTGATACATTGAGTTTTGCTGTATTGGACTATTGCATCTTCATGAACTTGCGTAAAATAATAATTTTTAGTTTTGGGGCGGCGACGTCGCCTCTTCTTCTGTATTGTCACTATATTCAGTTTCCTTATCAGCTTCTTGAGCCTCTTGTTCTGTTAGGGAGTAAATAAATTCAAACGTTTCTAATTGTTCATTAAATGAAATTGCATGATTTAAAAGATGTTGTAAAGTCTCATCTCCATAAAACGCCTCCAATTCATAAACTGTTTTTAAATGATTAGCGAAGCCATTTATCATATTCTGAAGATCTCCCAATTCTTCAGATACGAAAAGCAAGCGGGCCATGGCAGAACGCGCATATGCAAATATACCCACACTAAACAGAATAGACACCACTGTCACTGCTGACAAAATTATTTCAAGTCGGGTCATTTCCATATTCCTCTTCTTTGGCCTTAAGTTTTTCCTCTTCTAAAATTTCACGATTCTTTTCGATATATTCTCTTGTAATATCGCCCACCTTTACGGGGCCTGTTTTTTTCGTGATATAAGAAGGAGTAGTGATAGATTTAACCAACGGTTCTATGCTATCACATTCATTGCAATTAATTAACGGTGACTCATCATATAAATGAAATGCCACCTGATCATTATCGCAAACCTCACATACATATCTATATCGAGGCATTTATTTTACCATATTCAGTAAATCTTGTTCACTAACTTCGCTATCATCAGAAAATCTGACTGTTGGCGGATTCATAACTACCAAGCCATCGTTTCCATTCTGCAGATCAAAGCCTTGCAAAATTGGCACGATATCTATCTGGTTTAATAGCGATTCTTGCAGGGCCATCATAATAGCCCCCAAAGCTTGATTAGACAGCTTCAAATTGTTTTGTTCATGTTCATTCATTTGTGTTCTCCTTGAAAAATGTATCTGAATTAATATTTTTATCATCTATAAAAAGATCATAATTTGGTTTACCAAGTTTTAAATCGTGATATTTTACTCCCCATGTGACAAATTGCTTTTCGGTGACATCTCTCCAATCTATTCCAGATGTAGTGCCACGGGCAGTCCAATAAATTATAGTATTACCCTCGTCATAAAGTTTATTGATTTTTTCTATTCGCTCCTTAAGAGGGGATGCTAGCGAATAATTCCTACATGATGGTGTCACGCATATGGTTTCATCAACATCTACATATATAATCATATTTTTCCTATTAGCATGTCATGTTGCATGTCTATTAATATTCTACCTGGAAGGTTTTTTCTTTGGGATGGGGTAATTTTATTTTTTTCGAAAAATATAAACCATTTATCAGTTGCCATGAGATAATCTTTTAGATAATTGATCAATTTTATTTCGCTACCCTCGGTGTCCATTTTCAACAATATACACTTTGGCTGAATCTCCAAATTAGACAATATATCAAGAATATCACATGTTGAGACTTTTACTTTTTCATAATTCTCTTTTCTATTATTCTCATTCCATGTCCAAGGAGATAATCTCCCCCCACCAGAATATTTTTTATGTAAATAAAAATCAGCAACACCCTCCACATCCATGACTGCCTTTTGATATATATTCATATTATCATATAATTTTACAGTCTCTTTGAGGCATTTAAATACTGTCGGATTTGGTTCAAAAGAATGTACTTCATTGACTTTTTCTGAAAGGGCTACTGAAAATTCTCCGTAATTTGCGCCTATATCAACAAAAATATCAACATTATTAGCTATACATACCTTTTTCAATAAAGTAATTTTCTCCTTTTGTGTGCCTTTTTGATCAATTATCCATTGGCCACGAACATCGGAAGTATCTACAAAAATTTCATTTTTACCATATATGGTTGTTTTTAACAATTTATTCCTCCCTTGAATATGTTGTTCCTATCTAATATTGCTCTAAAACTCAATCTTAGTTTCCCCACGGGTGCTGGTGTTCTTCTGTGAAACATTCGGGTGTCAACTATAAACATTGTGTTCGCTGGCGCTGCGCATCTAATTTCTTCGCCCAGTTCTAGATCGCGTGTTTTGTTATGATAATCTTCTACATTAAAATGGAGCCTACTCCAATTTTCATTTTTCACGCTTCTTTCAAAAACCCATTTCATCTTTTTCACTGTATTTTTATGCGAACCTCGAAAAAATGCCAATGGGCCATGTGCCTCCTTGATCTCAAAAGGATAAAACCATACTTTATAATTTGGATAAAACTTATCAACATGAAAATTATATTGTCTTGCATCTTCACAATATTCGCCAGGTTCTATGTGTGATATTTTTCTAAGATAAAGTTCCGCTTCAGTGTATGATGTATCTGCTTGACAATATTTAAACACATTCTGTATTTTTTTGTTATTTAAAATGTCCATTTTTAGCGGAAGATTTTCACACTCCTTCCTCGTTAAATGAGGTAAAGATAATACCTTTCTTTGAAGTAATTTTAAATCAGGCACAGACAAAAGGTTTTCCATTTTTATAAAACCATTAGTTCTTAATTGTTCACCTAAATCGGAACCCCATAAAGAAAAATTTCTTCTCTTTTCATCAAAAGCCCAATCATATAATAAATATCGATATACTTGAAGCCCTTTTTGGTTTAAATCATCATTATCAATAACATTTTCTAAAGTGCATGGATTCACGGCATACTTTTCAATATCTGCTAATAAGATTTCTATATTAGTATTTGTGGCCGCTTCAAATATCTTTATTCTTTCCCCGTCCAATTTATTCATTCTTGTCCACCTTTTCGACTGTCAGGATTGTAAAGATAATCGCGATAGTCACCACCCAAAACCTGTGTCAAAACATCTGTTGATAAATTACAAACATGTTCATGGCCCAAATTTACAAATAATACGTTCTGACCTATATCGTGAAGGAGATAATCCCACATTGCCAAATATTGTTCACGATAATGGGCAAGTACTTCTTCTTCATCTTTAGAAACATCCTCAATTGTACCAGAACTCTTTTTATTTGGCTCGAATGTACTATTGCTATAATTTTTATTTTTAGGCACATAACCATCCATTCCTATAAGGTGGATCTCCTTGACTCCTAATAGGACCGCCATACACACAAGCCGTGGAATACTGCCAATTCTAGAATGATATCTAGTCATAGCCCAAAACGTAGAGTCTGGATATTTCTCTTTGAAGTTTTTCATTTCCGCAGGCTTAGTGTAGTAGTTTTCAAAACATGTTATCGTCTTGTTTTCGTTCAAATATTGCTGCAGCGCTTGATCATTTAAATCTATTTCATCCCCCAAAGTAACTAAATCAATTGAGTATTTTTTTAAATTTTCATTCTTGTAAAAATTATTACAACTCCAGATATAATCATATTCTGACTCATCAAAACCTCTCTCTATAGATGGGCCAGCACCAATAATCAATATTTTAGAATTTTTAAACTTTTCTAAATATTTAAAATTTTGATATACAACTTCTTTACTGGTATAAAGGCTACTTGCTCCTAGGTTATCTATAGCACCTCTTAAAAACAACGTGCCATGCTTAAGGAGCTTAATAAAATCTCCTCTTGAACTTAAGAAGCTTGATTTCTTAAGAGGTGATGATAATTGATTTATTTCATTTGTCCACTTCATGTTTATTCCAATTCGCTCAAAATAATTTTTAGTTTTTTACCATCTGAAGTTCTAATAAAACTGTTAGGGTATGGGTCTTGCAACATTCTAATTTTATTATGCAGATATTCTCCGCTTTTTGTCATTATCTCGTCAATAGTTATTTCACTTTGTGATGGCTTGCGTCTAGGAAAATAAGTACTGTTCTTATCATCTTGCTTTCTTCTGCTATAGTTATTTGTTAAAACATCAAGAGTTAGTTTTTTGCCAATTTCAGTAATTCGAGCAAATATCTCTGATAATGTTCCTTCGAGCGATAAATATTCTTGTGCTAAAATATCACCAGTGTCAATACCAGAATCCATTAAAAATAATGTCACAGCGCTGTCTAACTCGCCGTTAATAATTTGATTCTGTATTGGACTACCGCCGCGATACTTTGGCAGTGGCGATGGATGTAACATTATACACCTAAAGTCCTCTAATAGTTTTGAATTTATAATCCAACTCCACCCATAAAACAATATATAATCAGGATCATACTCTATTATTTTATCTTCGTTATATTCTTTTTTAGACCTAATAATTAAAACTTCGTAATCATTGTTTTCTACAAAGTCATATATTTCCAAGGCCCATGGGCGATATCCAACGCAACATATTTTCATGACCAACTCTTTAAAACTTCGAATGATTCAGCATAATGTTTGCCAATTTGCATACCCCTAAACTTTGCTAAAGTTTCAATACCTTCAGGTGAACGAGGGTTGGGGTAGTCCCTCATTTCTGATTTATAAAAATTCAGTGATTCAACCTTTTTATTTATTTGTTGTTTATTGAGGGAAACAAAATGATTTGGCTTAAAAACATCTGTGTAACTGCACTCTGTGGATGATAATACTTCATAAGAATATATTCTACTAATAGATGGGTATGCGAATGGTCTTGTAGCTATCTTGGTAGATTCAAAAATTATTCGATGATCTTTATTTGTATCAACGCTTGAATGAGTAAATATTGTGTTGGGTTTAAAGATATTTAATTGTTTTTCTATAATCTTATTTATATCTAAAAGTGGAACAGTGTCTAATCTTCCACATGGAAGATCAAAAAATTTAAATTTCTTTACTCCTAAATTTGTCAAAGATTTTTTGCAACTTTCCTTGCGTTCAGTTATTTGTTTGTTTATTAAATCTTTATTTTGCTCCAAGTCGTCATAACGGGCACTACTGCCTTCTGCAATTATTAAAACTAAAATTTCGTAGCCCATTTGTGAATACTTATAAATGGTGCCACCGCAACCCAACTCAACATCATCTGGGTGTGCTCCAATAAACATAACGTTATTCATAATCACACTTTAACAATGAAAGAATGTGAGAATTATAATATTTTCCATTATAATAGTAATGTTCCCTTAACGTTGCATCTACTTTAAAATCGTTTTTTATAAAAAAATCAATTTTTTTATTATCTATTTCATATATCTCTGCCCATACTTTATTTAAATTCAAAAATTTAAAAGCATAATTAAGCATAAGTTTCATAGTCCTGGGGCAATACAATTCATCTATCCACAGTTCTTGTTTACCAGTATAGATATGTAAATCAGCATGCCTATTAACCCAATCTATATATGTTAACCCACATACACCAACCGCTTCGCAGGTTTGATTATCTCTAATTAAAAACATTTCAAATTTATTATTGTTAACCATAGAATTGTACCATTCTGCTTTTTGAGTTTTAGAAAACAATCTATATTCTCTTAAATACCTTTGAATATTGGGGCTGTTCCTCCAACTCCTGATGGTTTCGAGATCTTCAACTTCGATTGGTGTTAAATTTACTCTTTCATCAGGTGATATCATCATAAATCAATATCCTCGGCTCTAATATATTCACCACATAAAATATTTCTGTTTACCTTATTATTTATAATTTCGTTAAATTTATTTATTGATAACGCGTCTTCAGGGCACGGTCTTTGGAACTCAAAATCTGACATTGTGATCAGATCACCTTGTTTTAAATCTCTTACAAGTCTCATAGCCCTTCTTTGTAATACTACTGTTTCTTTTTCATTGTCTTCAACTTTTTTAATGCCAGTTCCCATAGATCTTTCCAATATTCTTGTTTGATCAACCATTTCTCTCCATGATTTTGGATTCATAGAAAAAGGGTGATCAGGGCCGTGCCTATCATTATCATCAGTGAAGTGTTTTTCAACCACTCTTGCTCCCAAAGCAACAGCACCTAAAGTTGTAACTGGGCCGTGTGTGTGATCACTTAAACCAATAATAACATCTGGAAACAAATTTTTGTATGTCTTTAAAACATTTAAGTTGATAAAATCGAAATTCTCATCATTGCCTGTATAATTTGTATTGCATTGCATCAAGACTATATCAACATTGTTTTTTCTTAAAATTTCAACGGCGTTTACAACTTCATCTAACGTTGAAGCACCAGTTGCTATCATAACTGGTTTTTTTGTTTTAGCGACAGTTTCTATCATTAAATTAAATGCCAAATCACCTGAGCCAATTTTATAGCAGTCTACATAATCATTTAAATGTTCTACCATTTCTATGTCATAAGGTGTAGAAAACATTGTTATTTCTATTTCATTGCAATATTTTTTTAATTCAGTCGTCCAAGACGTTGGCACTTCTGCTGATTTATACGTGTCATAAATTGATTTTTTCCATGAAGACTGATGACTAAATTTGCCTCCTAAATTTCTAAATCCATAATCACTTACATATTTTTTACAGTTATGATGTTGAAATTTTACTGCATCGGCGCCGCTGTCTTTTGCAAGCTTGCATAACATCTTTGCTCTTTCTAAATCACCATCGTGATTAGCAGCAATATCTGCTATAAAATAGGTTGGTTGGTTCGGGCCTATCTTTTTATTATCTATAATAATGTCTTTCATTGTATCTCCAAATCTTTTTTAAGTTCAACTATACCTTTTTCTAATTCTAGTTTAATATTGTATTTTTGTTTTGCCTCGTCAATATTTAACGTTATGTCTTTGTTTCTATTTACAGAAAAATTTGTTGGCTGTTTACCTTCAATTAAAAGAGATTCATTAAAGTTAAAAATTTTACATATTTTCTGTAAAAATTCAAACTTACTGATCGAATAATCGCCCGCGATATTAATAACACCTACGTGATTATTTTTAATAAGGTGATATACAGATCTTACAAGCTGTTTAGTGTAAATTGCATTAAAGAATACATCAGAGTATCCTGTCACCTGTCTATTGCTAGCAAAACTATTGTAGGCCCACTCAAATAATGAATTTCCCGAGCTTGAATTTGATCCATATATATTGGTTCTTACTATTACGCTGTTTTTGTTATTTAAAAGACATATTTGCTCACCAAGAAGTTTTGTTTTATCATAAAAATTATGTGGTTGTATTACTGAACATGTTGATATATACACGACCTTACAATCATTAGATGATAGACAATGAGTCAACCCACAATGTAGTAAGAGTGTTTGTTTTTCTTGTTTTTCACAACGTTCTAAGTTTGTATCAGCGATGCAGTGAATAATTATATCAGGATCAATTTTACAGATATAATCTTTGACAAAATGAAAATTCAGTAAGTCGCCGTCTTGTCTATTTAAAGTATATACATTTTTATATTTATCTTTAAAAAAACTCAAAAACTGTTTACCTAACATCCCAGTTGTTCCAGTAATTAAAACAGTCTCATTGAGATTCATTTTCTTTACTTCCTCTTATTATTAAATCAACTAGAGATTTTGTGTCATCAGATACATGCAAAGCAGAATTAAAATGAGTGCCAGTATATTTTTTCCATTTTTTATTGTGCAAACGGTTTGTATATTGTGGCCTAACACACAAAAGATTAATATTGTCAACTTTGTAAGTAAATGGAAGTTCGGTTAACGCTAACATATCTTCATGCAGTTTTTCTCCAGGCCTTAATCCTACTTCATTATATTGAACTTCTGCGGCATGTATTACTTTTATTGCGTTTATGATTGTTCTCATATCATAGGAAGGTATTTGTGGAATAAATACCTCGCCACCTTCAGAGTGCTTAACAGCACCTAATACAGTGTCAACCGCATCGTTAATTGTAAAAAGAAACCTAGTCATTTCTAAAGATGTTACATTAATCTTTTTATTATCGTTTAATAAGGACAGCCACAGTGGTATGAATGAACCCCTACTGCAAAGAACGTTACCATATCTAACAGATGAGAATATTGTATGTTCTGAAAAATAATCATAATTAGTAAACACCCTCTCAGCAATAAACTTAGATGAACCATATACATTAACAGGTTGGCACGCTTTATCAGTTGAGATTAAAATACATTTTTTGACTTTGTTTTCAAAAGCTGCTTTTGCAACATTTTCAGAACCTTCAATATTCGTTTTTACACACTCGTCTGGGTAAAACTCCATATCATCAATTCTTTTAAGCGCTGCAGTGTGTATTATAATATCTGGTTTGCTTCTTTTTATGGATACATTCAGTTTATCATAATCCCTAATATCCCCAATAATTCTAATAATACTGCTATCATGGCCATAGAGAAGTGCCTGCTTTCCTTCATCTCTGCTAAAAACAACAACTTTACCACCACATGATTTTATCTTTAATACAAGAGCTTTTCCTAAAGTGCCAGTTCCGCCGGTAATAAAAAAAGTTTTACCGTCTATAAACTTACTATCCATTATTAACCTTTGCTTTGTAAAGCTCTTCGTATAATTTAAATTCCCACTCATAATCTATATCAAAAATTTCGTTTTCTGGTACAGTTACCAACTCGATATCGTCCTTTTTCCGAAAGTCGCCCATCCAAATATTATTACCAATACTTTCCATACTGCTAGCATATAGACAATGGGCAGCCTCGTATATTACATCGGCTGTTTTAGTATTCATAACAGCCTCTGTTGGTGGTGTTAAGCAGTTTCCGTCTTTATCCCAAAAATAATTCTTTTTTTCTACAACACCAAACATACCAGTGGATGATGAATCAATATATTTTTGCACAAAATTGTCTATTGTCTCAATTTTCAAAAATGGAACACAAGCATTTACCATAACAATGTATTTATATGGAATCTTATCCCACCACTCATAAAGAGTGTGCATAGATTCCCCTTCGGCCATTGAAGACTTTTTACTTCTGACAAAAACATTTATATTATGTTTTTCGCCAATTTCAATAAGTTCCGGCTCATGCACTGCTAAACAAATATTTTCTTTAGGAATTATACTCGACGATAAAAGCTTTTCAATAGTTAAATCAGTTAATGTTGTATCAGCAAAGGGTCTTACCATTTTTTTAGGACATCTTTGCGATGAAAGGCGCGCTTGAATTAATACAACTACATCTTTAATATTTTTCAATTTAATCTCCTTTTCTAATTCTGTGGCTATCTTCATCAAAATGCTGAGTAGAAAATTCAAATAATTCTGAATCTTCTAACGCATACATTTGGTGCCTTAAGCCAGTATAAACATAAAAATTTTGCCCTGATTCAAGTATGATTTCGTTTGCTAACTCTGGATTATCCCCGTCACTATATCGAACTATCATCTTACCAGACTGTAGGTAAAAAACTTCATCTTTCTTTTTATGATAGTGCCATGAGCACTGCTTACCTTTTTTAAAAAATAAAAGTTTGCCACAGTATTCTTGTTTATTAATGATCCATTTTTCATAACCCCAGCCTTTTTCAACATATTTCATAGGAGGGTGAATTGTGTGTTTCGCTACCATACTGACTTTCCTCCATCAATAACAAGATTCTCTCCTGTCATGTAGCTGCTAGCATCTGAACATAAGAAAACAATAGCACCTTTGTATTCATCAATATGTGACATACGGTT